CAAAACCAGAACCAGGGTTTTTAAGCTTGGCAAGGTAGACATTGATGTCTTCTTCAACGCCACCGTTCAATACCTTGACGCTGCCATCCTCAGCTTTTTTCAGATTGCCCTGAACAAGCTGCAGCATTTGATCGGCATTGATCGCACCGGACTGGCTAATCGCTGACAGCGCAGACGTTTTCATCGCCGCTGTTTCGTTAGAAGTGCGAAGGTCTTCTAGTTGACGTTGCAAGTCAGCAATTTCTTGCTGCTTGTCTTGAGCAGTCTTGTTGGCCTCTTCCCAAAGCTCTTTCCACTGCCCTTGGTCTTCTAGCGTTTGCTGTCGTTCAGAACGCATCTTTTCATCAAGAGCGTTCATCTTTTCCTTAATGCGCTGAAACTTACCTTCAGCCTCTTCAGCACGCGCCTTTTCAGCTTTAAGTTGCTGCTCGTAAGCAGAAACATCGATCGCAGGAGTTTCAGTCGCAGCCACGGGCTGTTCAGGTGACGCCACGGGCGTCTCCTGGATGACTTGTTCTTCCATTGTCAGAATTGAATTTACTCTTCTACTTTACTAGCCTTCTCTTTTTTGGCGGCAGACTTCTTTGCTGCTGGCTTTTCTTCTTTTTTAGGAGGATTGATTTCCTCAAAACGAAGTCCCATGGGAACAGAAGCTATTACTCTTCTACTGTACCGCTCTCTTGAGTCTCTGCTGCTGTCGGCAAAATCTCGCCCTGAACCAGCATGTCGCGGAACTCTTCGCGGTCGATAACCTCGTTTTCAAACAGCTGAGCCATCGCAGCAATGTCTTGACCGATCAGGCGTTGCAGATCAAAGTCACGGCTAATCTTCACTTCAGGCGGCTCAAGACCTAAATAGTCCGCAGCCATGTTGTAAGCCTTCTGCAAACCCGACTCCAGATCCATCGACACCATCGACAGCATTGAGTTGGTGTCAATCCGATCCAAACGACGAGCATCCGCAGATTCAGCAACAAACTTCTGTTGGCTCAGAGTGCTGATGCCTAACGTCGCCATCTGCTGCTGCAACTCCTGGATCTCAGCCGATTGCGCCTCAAACGCGCTTGCCGCAGGTTCCACGTAATAGACCTTGTTACCCGGCTGGGTTGCCATCGCGTAATTAACGCTGATCGCCATATCCTTCGTCTGATCGTCCCAACCCTCAAGGACAAGCATCGGTTGCGAAGCAATATGGAGACTGTGGATAAGATCCGCTTGCCGTTGATAATGGGCCAGATTGAGATGAGCAATGTCCAACAGCGGCGGCTTGCTCGTCAACGTATCGGTTTTGTTTGCATAAATCGTCACCAACGGAATCTGACCAAGTGAGAAATCGCCAGACTCAACCAAGTCGTACTGCGCTGTAGCGTCGGATTGATCGAAGGAAGAGGGGTATGGGAACTGCCCTTGCATCGCTTTCTTTTGCTCTTCTTGCCGGAAGACGCGATAACGACCAGGCTCGATGACACGGACTTGGTCATACACTTTTTCTCCAAACTCACCGTCAGGAACTACGGCTTTTTCGCCAATCCGAACTTGCGTAAGGTTTCCATAATTGGTTTCGCGGTCCAGTCGCCAACCGTAGATTTGAGTGGGATCCACCTCAATCCAATAGGGCCGACGATTAAGAGCACGCTCTTCTGCAAGACTTCTTGCGTCCGTAGGCGCAGGAAAATCAACCAGCGTGTGGCAGTGCCCATACGTCAGGGCACAAATTAAGAGTCGTCGAGCATACTCATCTAGATCCGATCCACAGCCATCAACATCCTTATTAAAGACCTCTGTCCAGTAAGGGTCGCCTTCAATGCTGATGGGCTTACGCAGAATCAAGCCTGCAGCAGCTCGCAACAGGCGTTGTGTGTAAGGCGTAAAAACAGACCGATTTACACGCGCTAAATACGCTGAATAGTCTTCACGCGGCTCTAAAGGCAGAAATGCTTCGCAGTTATCACGTAAATACTCCGTGCCGTTCGTCACGGCTTTCATAATCTCCCAGCCCTTCATCTGGTCGATTACAGCCCGTGTACGCACAAACGGACTGTCAACACTCCCCATATAGGAGCTGCTGACCAGATGGGTCCTGACGAGCCCTGGGACGGAGTAAGTCATGTCTTCATTTTAACCGTTGATTAGTTGTTGCAACCCCAGCGGCGACGAGCAGCTTTCCCTCGCTCGCCTGTCCAGCTCTTACTTCTCGCGCAAAAAGACTTTTTACGTGCAGCCTCTTTTTTGTTCTTTGGCTTGCCAGTTACTGGCGGTTTTAAATTAGAACCAGTCTCACGATTGTATTTAGCCCGACCCTTTGCAGTCAGTCCAGCACCCTTGCTAGCAGGGCGTTTTTCGCCTCTGCCAACACTAAGATTTGGCCCTTTTTTGCGTTTTTTCTTTTCAGCCATTACTTTTTACCCCCAGGCTTACGACGTTTATGTTGATAGCCTATCTTCTTCGAACCCGTCTTTTCGCGTTTAAACCGGGTTTTTTCCGCAGGCGACATCTCCTTAGTTGTCTTTGGCGTTTTGTCTGACACCCGTTTTGATGGTCGGCACGCTGGATACGCTCTGTCTTCACCCTTAGAGCGCCCACAAGGCTTCCCGGTCTTTACATCGACCCACTTTTCGTCAAACCATCTGCCAAGGCCACCACGGCCTTTACTTTTTGGTTTTGCGGGTTTTCGTGGTTTTTTTCGTTCCGCCACTGGTTGCTTTCCGGTAAGTGCCACCACGCTTCTTATATTCGCGTACCAACCACGCATTTGCATACGCGCTCGGATAAACCGCGAACTTGCGCTTGGCTTCAGCCTTTACGCGACTGTAAAGAGCCTTGTTTACTGGGACGTTTTCACTCGCCACAGCTACACCGCATCTTTTTGCTGCCCTTCTTTATGCCCTTCTTTTTCTTGGGCGGACGACCCTTTTGAGTGCCGTAAGTCCCTGGACCTTTAGGCATGACGCAAATTGCGACGACATGCCCAGTCTAACCGTTACTTTTTCTTCTTACTAGCCTTGCCTTTGCTCTTGCGAACAGCCTTCATGTAACCTTCACACCGCTTTGTTGCATTGCTTTTTTTGCTAGCCATGCCGATAAACCGATAACAGTAAACGCATCCTAAACAGCTTTAGACCCGTATTCCAGCGTTACACGCCGCTTTCGACCGCTAGGCGAGTTCCAACGGAAAAACCTTACCTGCACTGACGGATGAAGCTCCTCTTCAGGTGATTGAAGCGTCTTCCAGCGATGATCACACTCCAAACAACGCCGCTCACGCACACAATCATTGTCCTGTGACGTATAACGCCCCATTACCTTGGACTCCTCTGACCCACATTTCGGACAACAAGGCGCGTTGAGCGGACGAAACATCCTCAATACAAGCGGTATGACGTTGCTCCCAGCGTTTCGGGTTTCGCCAGGTTGAACTGTTGAAGCACAAGATACCCGAAAGCATCAAAGGCGTGGTCCACACCTAGGTTTTTGTTAGGCAAACCAGTGCCTGGCGCGTAAGTCAGCGTCCGTAGCGACTTGATCAGCTCTTTGCAGCGTGGATGGATCTTGACTCGACGCGCTCCAGAAGCATCCATCAAGCCAGTATTGACCGCTGTGATCTTGTCGCGGATCTTCCACGGTGATCTAGGGCTTTGAACTGTGAAGCCACTGCGCCTGAGGATTGCGTGGTCCGTTACGCCCACACCACTGGTCTTTCTTGCGCCGCCTGTTGGGTCAGGACATGCGATAACTCTGCGATCCACACCGTATCTACGGGTTACTTCGTCGGCAAAATCCCAGGTTGTGGCCCCGCCAGTCAACGTAATTTCGTCAAACACGTACAACGTGTCGCCATCCTTGACTGCGCAGATGCCACTCATTGGATCCACGTTGAAGTCAACGCCCAGCAGCAATGGCTGGATCGAAATGTCTTTGGCGTCTGTTGAAATGTTGTCGTCTGAAAAGCTGATGGCCACCAAACCAGTCAGGTTCTCGAATGACGCTTCGAATTCCTGGCGGAACGTGCGCGTATCAAGTTGAGCGCGGGCTGCTTCGACCTCATGCTTACTGACGTTTCCGCCTTCAATCGTTGTATAGCTCCATCGTTGCCATTCGTTTGTTTCGTCGTCTGGGACATAGCACCACAAGTCATAAAACCAGCTAGCTGTACCGTCTGGCGTCGAAATAAACAACGCCCAACCCTCTTTATCCGCCAAAGCAGGTCGAATGACCTCAAACCAGACCTCTGAATCCATAAATGCCGCTTCATCAAGCACTACGCCCGACAAACTCCGGCCCCTCAACGCCATTGCGTTCTCAGTACCCTTCAATTCGATGGTTGAACCGTTAATTAGCTCGATTCGGAGGTCCGTCTCGTTCTTAGTCCTAATCCAAACCTTTGGAACTAGCTTTTTTAACGCTCTCCACGCAATATCTTTGGCCATCCGATACGTTGGGGCGCAATAAAAGAACGTTTCGCCAGGCTTGTTGAGCGCTCCACGAAGTAGCTCAACGCATGACAAGTACGATTTGCCGAATCGACGACCGGCAACTAAAACTCGGAAACGTTTGTCGCTTGTGAAAACTTGGCCCTGTGCCCATCTCAGGCTTACGGGCTCTGCTTTTGTACTCATGCCTAGTACATTACACAGGTTTTCAACCCCTACCCCCCTTCAAATGGCCGCAGCACGGGGTAACATCAAAGAACAGCAGTCAAATATGCAATGAATCCCGGACGCTCGCCTGATGCTGTTATCGAAGACCGTAGGCGACGTTTATACCGTCGTCAGCTAGACGGTTTGTCGGCTCGGGCGCTCGTTTACGAACACGCTGAAAAAGAACAGATCGGAATCGCTACCGCTTGGCGCGATTGGGCAGCAATCAAAGAATGGAACGAAGAAGACTGGCAACGTGATCGCGAAAATATGCTCGCGCGTCTTCAACACATGCGCACCAAACTGTTTCATCAGGCTCTGAAGAAGGGGCAACTGCAGACCGCTAGTCAGGTGCTCGACTCCATTGGACGTGTCATCGGTGAATCCGTTGAAACCGTCAACATCCAAGCGCCTGAACTCAAGATCTCGATTGAAAATAAGGACGACTGACTCGGCGTTTTAAAAACTTGACCCCTGCCCCCACTTAAGGGGGCTTTTTTATTACACGAATGCTGTTGCGCAGAAATATGTTTAGGTTCCGAGGCGGGCGGTGTGCCACATGTAGAACTGCAACACTACCCCCCGTCAATGCCTACTAATGTGATATGATACTAGTATCAACAAAGGAGGAGGAGGTTCTACCTACTCAGCCAGCGTTGGTAAGTAATACCACTTCTGTGGTACAATACAAAGCAAGGCGGGGAACCAGTCCCGACCCAAAACGCATACGTCGAACCCGTCAGCCACAGCGCGCGGCAAGCTTCCTCTGTGCTTCATACAGTCTGATCGCGATTCGCTGGATTCAGCGGCTGGCCTGGGTTCATCCCAGCAAAGCCCACAACTGTTCCCAACGATTCAGCGCTCTCAAGCGCCGCTATCAGCAACGAACAAAAGCCAACCCTACGAATCCACCATGGAAACCAAGGTAAACACGGTTCATGCCATCTCAGCCGGTA